AATGACCAAGGTGACATCACAGCTGTTAATGCTGGCACAGGTATTTCAGGAGGCGGCACATCAGGTGCGGTAACGATTACAAATTCAATGGCAACTGAAATTGCTGCCAAAGGCGATTTGATCGTTGGCACGGGTTCGCAGACTTTTGACAATTTAGGCGTGGGAACAAATGGTCACATTTTGACCGCTGATTCAACAACCGCAACAGGTTTGAAATGGGCCGCCGCGGCTGGTGGAGGTGGAAAGGTTTTGCAGGTAATCAATGCAACATCGACAACCTCGACCACAATTTCGAGTGGATCTTTTACGGACACAGGAATCACCGCAACAATAACACCTACATCTGCAACCTCAAAAATCTTGGTCATGATTTCAAGCCAAGTTTTATTTGATAGAAGTTCAGCAAATCAAGGTTTTTTTACTCTTTTACTTCGTGACGCAACAACGCTTGATGATCGAGAAGCTGCTTATTTAGAAACTGGAAGCGTTGCAAGAATTATTAATAGCGGTGTTTGGAATTTGACATACATGGATTCACCAGCGAGCACTTCCTCTTTGGTGTACAAGTTACAAGCAAGACCCGTTTTTACAACTAACTCAGGAATTGTGACATTCCAGTATGGTGGCGAACTTTCCTCAATTATTCTCATGGAAATAGGTGCATGATGGCAACAGCTATTGAAGTCGTTCAGATGTTGATTCCCAATGGTGGCTATGTTTTAACAGGTGACACCTATGAAGGATTAGAATTTATCGAAGCCGAACCAATTACGAAAGCACAATTTGAGGCTGGTTTTGCACAGTATGATGCGTGGAAAGCCGAGCAAGATTTAGCTGCGGCACAAGCAAAAGAAGCTGCACAAGCCAAATTGACGGCAATTGGTTTGACCTCAAATGATTTGAAAGCACTTGGGTTGTGACATTTCCACAAGGCACATTGCCGCGTTTGATTCAGGTTGCGCTCGCTGAGGTTGGCACAGCCGAAACGGGCAACAATGAAACGAAGTACGGCAAATTCATGAAAGCCGACAAGCTGGCATGGTGTGGCTCGTTTCTCAATTGGTGTGCCCATCAAGCCGGTGTCAAGGTGCCAAATGTTGTCAGCACACGAGCTGGAGCCGAAGCATTTCAGAAAGCCAAGCAATGGCATACAACGCCAAAGATTGGTGACTTTGTTTTCTTTGATTTCATCGTTGATGACAAAACCACAATTAATCACATTGGCTTGGTCATCCGAGCATCGGAAAAACAGATTGTAACCATTGAAGGCAACACATCCGGTGCTGGTAATCAGCGCAATGGTGGAGAAGTGATGGTCAAATCACGAGCTTTGGGAGCACGCTCATTTGTGGTCGGTTATGGCCGACCAGCTTATGAGCCATTTTCCGGTGATTTACCGGATCGACCAAAAGGAGAAAAATAATGGATCAAGCAAAAGCAATTGCGGCCTCATGGGGTCGCTCATACTTAGCAGCTGCATTGGCCGTGTACATGGCTGGCGGCGATTTTAAGGCAATGGCAATGGGTGGCGTGGCAGCCGTCGTGCCTGTCATTTTGCGCTGGCTCAATCCAGCTGACAAAGCTTTCGGTTCAACGGGGAAATGATCCGGAAATCACTCGCGGTGGGCTTGGCCTTTGTCCTTTCGCTAAGCCTTACCGCCTGTGGTTACGATGGATGGGTACGATACCCATGCCAATTGCATGAGAATTGGGAAAACCAAGAGTGCAAAAAACCGCAATGCAAGGTGACTGGTACCTGTTCGGAGGATTTGGTCGGCGATGGCTTCTAAACACAGAGACAGATTGAGCCAAGAGGAAATCAAAGCTCGATTGATGTTTCTCATTGGTGCGGTTTTGTCAATTGTGTTTTTAATTGTAACGCTTGGAATCACATACGCATTGATCTTTGTGACACAGCCAATTGGCGCACAAGCTCCCAATGATGCAGCTTTCATCGATCTGCTCAAGACTTTGGCAATCTTTCTAACCGGTTCATTGGGTGGGGTTTTAGCATCCAATGGCCTGAAAGACAAGACAAAATCAGAATACGAAAAAACTATTGAAAGGCGTTTATCCGGTAGCGACACGCCATGATTTGAGCGTGATTGTTGTATTTGTCGGCTGATCCTGTCACTCTCTATTTCGGGAGCTGATTCGCGGCTGCCAGAATCGGGAGCAACAAAATGGATGAATTATCAATTGTGGTCATGTGTTTGATCGCTGGAGCCTTATGGGCTGTCATGTCTTATTCGGTCGGATTCAAGGAAGGCCAGCGACAAGGTTACACAAGAGGCCGGGCGGTATCACGCCACATCTCTCAGCTCAATGAGAAGGTGGACAACTAATGGCCGGATTTCTAGAAAACTACGAAGGCAACAAAGAGCGCACGGATCGATGGATTGCCACATTTACCAATGGACGGCTTGAAGCTCACATCGTTGAATTCAATGCTGACAAAGGCTTTGTGCTTGTACAAGCTAAGGCATGGCGCAATCAAGAGGAAACAGAGCCAGCCGGCATTGATTACGCTTTCGGCTATCGTGAGGCGTACAACCCAAACATGAAACGCTGGTTTGTTGAGGATACTGTCACATCAGCTTTGATGAGAGTGATGGCGTTGGTTATGGGCGGCACGGAGAAGGCCACAAAAGAAACCATGGAGCAAGTCAAAGTCAATGATGCAACAAAGCCACAAGATTACGACTATTGGACAACCAAATTTGGTGATGTGCCAAGCTACAAGACAGCCGATGAAGCTGAGCAATCAGGCATTCCATCACTCGGATCATCGATGGATGAGATTGCCAAGCAACTCGGTGGAGAGCTTGTACAAGAGGCACCTCAATGCCGTCATGGCCATCGTGTCTGGCGCACCGGCACATCGGCCAAGACAGGCAAGGATTGGGCCAATTTCTCATGTGTGGGCAAAAAGCCAGATCAATGCGATCCGCTGTGGTATGTCTTTACAAGCCGAGGAAAATGGGAGCCACAAGTATGAGCGACTATGTTGAAATCATCTATCCACAAGAGATGATGGCCAAGCTGATGTGCAATGGCGAAATTGTTGAGGAATACAAAATTGAGCAATGCGACAAATGCTCACAGTTAAGAAGGCTTGACAAATTCGGATACCAAAAAGGCTATGACTCAAAAGACAACATCATTTGGTTTTGTGGTGAGTGCCGATGAATCGCATTGAGGAAATCCAATGCATGGTTTCAGCCATTGAACATTGCCAAGACCGCGATGCTGATCATGCAACCAGATGGCACAAAACACCATCGTGGTTTGAGTATGTGGCACAGATGGCCGAATCGATGGCAGCTGAGTGGACTGTGGCAAAGCGATTGGGCTATGACTACAAACCCGGCACCACATGGGATAAGTCAAAAGCCGATGTCGGTGAGCACATTGAAGTCAAGTGGTCAGCCAATCCAGACAGCAACCTATGGATTCAGGAATCAGATCGCCATGATCGTGACATTGCTGTGCTTGTCGTAGGTAACACACCAAAAATGCACATTGTTGGCTGGATGCCTGTGGCCGTAGCTAAAAAACCACGCTATCGAAACGCATCACAAAACAATTGGAGCGTGCCACAAATCAATCTGCAACCCATTGAAACACTTATGAGGAGCAACTATGCACATCCTTCAATTTGATTGTTCAATCTGCAAGAAGCTTTACGGAAAGCCAAAGCAACGCCATGGACTCAAGAAAGGTGCCGAACTCACAGCTCATGAGTGGTTTGCTCAATGCATGGGATGTGGCACATTTGGGATCAAGATTGTTGATGATGCGAGGATTGAGGAGCTAAGCGATGCCAACCTATGAATTCAAGTGTGATCAATGCGGCACAATGGCAATCATCAATCGATCAATCGATGCCGATGGTGATGTTGATGCTGGCAATTGCATGGCTTGTGCGATTCCGATGACACGCATTTGGAGCAATGTTGCAGCTGTGTTCAAAGGTACTGGATGGGGTAGCAAATGAAAAAGTTATCCACAACCTTTATGCACAGCCTGTGGGACACGCTCAAGCGCACGCTCAAACTTGACTGGTATTTGCGTGCATCGGTACGCTCCATGCT